AGAAGATGGAAGAATAAAGGTTGGGGATATAGAAATATTAAAACAGGAAAACAGCGGAACTAATACTGAGTTAGATGGAGATGCTGTTAGTGCATATATGATGAAATACGGTATGAAGTATAATAATCCAGATATGAAGTTTGTCTGGTGGCATTCACATCATACTATGGGAGCGTTTTGGTCAGGAACTGATGAAAATGAGATAGAAGCATGGAAGAATGAAAGTTACTCTTTGGCTTTAGTTATAAATCTCAGGGAAGAATACCTATTTAGAGTTAGTTTCTGGAAAATGAACGGATTACCAGTAGAATACCATGAAGATACTACCTTGACTATTGAAAGAAAAGAACCAAAGGTTAAAGTAACAGATGGTATGAAAGTTGCTTATGAAGAGCTTTGTTCTAATAAACATCAAAATGTAGTGACAAATGGATGGGGAGGAGGCTATGTAAGATATGGTGGACATAATCCTCAACAAACAAATATATGGCATAAACAACAAGAAAATCAGTTATCAATGGAGGCTGCTTATGTAGAAGCCTGTGAAAAAGCTGAAGAAATGCAAGATGCTTTTATGGATGGAAGTATGTCTCATAAAGAATGGATTAAAGGAGTTGCTAAAGTTAATAAAACTTGCAAAAAACATAAATTTCCATTTAAAATGAAAGAGTTTAAATTGAGTAAAGCAAAACTCATAGAAAAGATGATGACTATTCTTCCAGGAGATTTATTTGAATGGGATGATAATAATTCTAAAGAAAGAGCAGAAACATTTCACTGGAACGAAGGAGGAGGCTGGCAATGGCAATAAATATGAGAAGTAGAGGATTGGTAGATAATCTGGGTGAGTACAACTATCATATACTGGGATGTGGAGCAATAGGAAGTGCAGCTGCAACTCAATTAGTCAGGATGGGAGCTAGTAACTTTTGTTTATATGATAACGATGAAGTAGACACAGGTAATGTAGGAGTTTCACAATATACTATATATGACATAGGTCATAAAAAAGTTGATATGCTATCTAGTAAGCTTAAAGATATAAATGAATATGCAGAAATAGTATGTGATGATAAAATGTTCGAGAATTATGTTTATATGAATGATAATGACATAATTATTTTAGGATTTGACAGCATGAAATCTAGATTAGATGCAGTCAAAGCATTAACTAAATGGAAATATTCTAAACCGTATGCTTGCAAATGCTATAAGGAAGATTATAAAGAAGCAACCTTACGAAGAGTTTATATCTTTTCATTTTCCAACTATGGCAATAGAAAAAACTACTTGTTTATATAAGTAGATAGTATTAACTTAGAAAGCTTGAGAGAGGGGATATAGGTGGCTTCACCGAAGCAAGAACCTCTCTTAAGCCCTTTCGTAGGGGTCAAATTAAGGAGAAATCAATGGCATTAAAGAAAACTAAAAGGAAAGCTGTCTCTAAAAATCCAAAAGTAATGTTACTTTATGGAGCACCAAAAGTAGGGAAAACAACAGCTTTAAGTCAATTAGAAGATTGTTTGATAATTGATACAGAAGGTGGTGCAAATATGATAGAAGGTTACATCGAAACTGCTAATAGTAGAGAAGATTTAATAAATATTCTTAAAGAAGCTAAAGATGGACACGACTATAAATATGTAGCTATAGATACTATAGATAAAGTAGCTACTTGGGCAGAACATACAGTATGTCAAGAAGAATCAGTATCAGCAGTTCAAGACTTAGCATTTGGCAAGGGTTTTGGGTTGGTAAGAGAGAAAGTTCTAAATACTGTAGATGCTCTTAAATCAATATTTCCTCATGTTATCGTTATCGGACATAGGAAATGGGCAAGAGCCGTAGTAGATAGTAAAGCAATAGTAGAGCCTGAAAGTCTAGACTTAACAGGAAAGTTAAAGAATATGTTAATGGCAGACTGTGACGCTATTGGATATGTCTACAGAGATGACGAAAAAGGCGACTTAATGGTATCATTTAAAGCAAATGAGTCATTAGAAGCAGGCAGTAGAAGTCCTCATTTAAAAGGCAAAGAGATGAAGTTAAATTGGAATAATATATATAAAAAGGAGAGTAAATAATGGGAATATTTAGACCAGCAGTCACAGAATCAACAGGAAATAAATTCACAGGTATATGTAAATTTGCTGTAATAAGCTTTGAAGATAAGTCTGATATGTTTGATTGGGCAGACTTATACTTAGATGTTGAAGTTAAGCAAGAGCATAGCGATTATACTAGAAAGTTACAGATTAAAGGTTCTTTTGAAAAAGATGACCAAGGAAATATAACAGGTGGAAGTGTATTAAAGAGATTGTATAATTTCTTTGATGCTATTAATTGCACAGCAGGACTTAATGTTAAAGGTGAATGGGAAACAGAAGATGGAACAGCTATTGAAAGCATAGCAGATTATCTTAATAAGGGAGGAACAGACGGTGATGCTGAAACTGTTCAAACTTATAGATATTTAGCATACTTCTATAAAGAACAACCTAAAAAGCCTGGAGCTAAAGCTTATGTTAATGTATGGCCAAAAGTATATTTTGCTAGTGATGAAAATCAAGTAAAATTACAAAAAGATATTGATTGGCTAAAAAGTAAAGGGTATCTAAAAGAGTTGACAGATGAAAATATAAGTGCTCCTACAATGAATGGAGATGGCTTAGCTAATCTATGAAATATGTCGAAATAGCTAAAGGAACCCCTTTTAACAGAGGAATCATCATACCTATTGATAGACTGTCTAATCATTTAGGGGAGGAACCTGTCTATAGAAGTGTTTATCTATACGATGAAACAGCTTTTGAATATGTAAAAGACAAAGGCAGTCTGAAGAATTTCTTCGGTGTTAGATACATAGACAAAATACCTGTAGATATAGACAAACAGGACAGGAGTGATGAAAGAACTTTAGATATTTTGAGAGGTATTATCCTAGAGTTAGAAGATGCAGATATTGGTTGTGGGAGCTTCCAATCGTATTTTTCTGGCTCTGGGTATCACCTTATTCTTTCAGGAGCGTTATTCAATTTTAAAGAAGGTAATGATTTGCCATTTATTGTTAAACAGACAATGAAAAAGTTGATGCCAGATATTGATTCAAGTATTTATATGAGAACTGGTATCTATAGGTTGCAACATACACCAAATCAAAAAACTGGATTATATAAAATACCATTAACTCGTAATGAAGTTATGAATAAAAATCCTGAAGAAATACTTGAACTAGCCAAAACACCTAGATTAGATTTTAAATATCATAGTTTAATAGGTAATGGTGAATTTCAAGATAGAATAGTCAAAGAGGTTCCAGATGTAAGAGTCTTTAACAAAATATCAGAACCGACTAAAATAATACCATGTGTTCAGTCTATGCTTAATCAAGGAGCAGTTGAGGGCAGTAGACATATTACAGCAATGAGAATCATAAGTCACTTTAAAAGACATGGAATACCAAGCCATTATGCAAAAGTAATGATGCTACACTGGAATAATAAAAGTATGCCAGAGGCTGGAGTTCAAGAGATGGTAGAGAATGTTTATAATAGAAATTATAAATATGGATGTCAAGATAGTGTTATGTTACAGCATTGCAAAACACAATGTATTCACTTTCAAAGAAAAGACTATTTAGTAGATATTAAATCAGCATCTACTATGCAAGAAGAGCTATCAGAGCGTTTAACTACTGATTTTAGTGGCAAAACAATCGATTTAAGTAGAGCATTAGGATTAGACGTAGAATCAACAATATACCCAGGAGAACTGGTTACTATATTTGGTCCTACAGGTTCTAATAAAACTACATTTGCTCAAAACTTAGCATTAGGTGTAGATTTCGAAAACAATAGAATAGTAAAAGAATGGCAAATACCCACTTTATTTCTATCTCTAGAGTTGTCTTCTTGGTACATGCATAGAAGGCATCTGCAAATAGTTTCAGCTAAAACAAAAGAACAAGTAAACGAAAACTACGAACGATTATACGAAACGCATAAAGATGAATTGGAGCACATTATGGTGCAGACCATATCACCTACTTTAGATAAGATATATGAAAAAGTAAGAGAGTTGCAACCACAATTAGTTATAGTAGATTATATTGATTTAGTAGATACTCCTGTAAGTTATAGAGGAGAGTATGAAAAGATTAAATATATATCACACGGATTATCTAATATGGCTGTAAATAACGACTTAATAGTAATTCAAATATCTCAAGTAAGTAGAGAGTATAGTAGGAATGAAGTATTAGACTTGTATGCAGGTAAAGGCTCAGGTGCTATTGAAAACGCTTCAAGAAAGGTTATAGGCCTAAATGGTCAGCCAAAGTCTTCAATAAGACAAGTGAAGCTGTTTAAAAATACAGATGGGGAGTTATTTGACACACAAGTAGAGTGGACACCAACTTTCAGATTAAGGAGAACAGATGCGTTCAATAGTTAATATAGTATTAATAGATGATGCCTCGATAATAATATTATTTAGGTTATTTAAAATAGGGTTTATACACCCTTCAAACATTCCAGGAAAGATAACAGGTATACTTTTAGGTATATGGAGATTTGAATCTCAACTTACTATAGGTTTCTGGAACAAAGGCAAACAAGAGGAGATATATCATGCTTAGAAAAATGATGAAGAGAGTTCTTTTTGGTAAAAGAAAGAACTATAGAAGGAGATACACTGACAACAATGTAAAGCATTGGGAATTAAAACACCTTCATAATGAGATAAATGATGCACATAGAAAATTGCATAACCTAATGTATCATTTAGGTCTTAAATCCATTGGAAATTCTAATTTAGTTGGAGATAAAAAGGATGGAAAGAAGTTTGACGGACAGTGGAACTAGTGTGCGTAAGCCTAAAAGGGGACGAAAGTCCCCTAAAGGCCTAAGTATTTGGGAAGATAGATTTAGTAAAAAATTAAGGAAACATCATAAACATTTTGCTAAAAAGGTTTTTCATAGGTTGATGAAAAAATCTTCAACATTAAGAACAACTTTAAAAAGAAGGAGTAAAGAGTATGAAGTCGAGTTTAAAATGTCACTTACAGAAATTAGAGAGTTATTATATAAATCTTATGGGAGGAAGTGTAGGTACTGCAATTCTATATTGCTTGTCAATAATATGGCATGCGACCATATTCACCCTCTTTCTTTGGGTGGTGACTCAACTTCTAAAAACCTTCAAATGATTTGCCAAAGGTGTAATACGAGAAAGGGTCCGTTAACAGACAAAGAATTTACAAAATTGTTAAAATGGCTAAATAAACAAGCTGTAGGATTAGCTAAATATGTATTAAGGAAATTATCAAGTAGAGATTTTTAGGGCAAACGACACGCCAACGGTGAGCAGTTGGAAGAACAAGAATAGCAAAACATGAGGTTTAGAACTTGATTTGTGGATTTTTGGTAGCAGTCGGATGCTATAACAAGTAATGTCAATCGCTAGTTTGCCCTAAAATAAGGAGGTATTATGGGAATTCATGTACACGATATAAAAGAATGGTTACAATTATTAAAAGACTCAAGAGATGAGTTATTAAGGATATATGGTGATAGAGCAATTAAAGGTATTGGTTTATATAATAGGCTCGATAGAGCAATAAAAAGAAGTAAGGAGTTATAATGTATAAAAAATGTAGTTTTGTTAAAATGGGCACAAAGACACACCAGTTAGGTAAAAGAAAAAAAAGGATTTCAAAAAAAGAACTAGAAGATAGAAAGTTAAGACTGAGGATGTTTAAAGAATGGATTTAAAAAAAACAACAGAAAGATTATTAAAAACCGATATGAAAAATATTGATAAAGATTTCTTTGATTTATTAAAAGAAATTAAAAATGAAGTATTTAAAGGCAAGCAAAGTAAAATTAAAAGTTGGGAAATTAAAGGGGTTAAACCAACTGTTTTAAATAGAAGTATTATATTATCAAATTTAGATACGTTTAAAGAAAAAGTTAAAAAAAGAGAATATAAAGGATATACAGCAGCTGAACAGCCATACAATGAATTTAGATATGTAATGCATTTACCGCCAAAAATGAGAAATAAACTATGCAAATGTTTGTCTAAATGGTTAGGTGGAAAATGGGAGCTTAGGGGAGTTTTCTGTATACCTCCTGGAGGTTTTCTGGGTTGGCATACAAACGCAAATGCAACATCTCCGAGAATATATTTTGTATGGAATGATAGTGATACAAGTCAGTTTTACGTAGATACAAAAAATGGAATTAAAACAATTAATGAAAAGAAAGGTTGGAGAAGAAATGTGTTTACACCTCCAGCTTGGCATGCTGGGAGAACAGATGGATATAGATTTTCTATAGGGTTTAGACCTATTGAAGAATATATATTGAATGAAGGAGATGTAAACCCTTATTATGCTCAAGGGACACATACTTGGGAAAAACGCGTAAGTGGTCGATGTTGTAAAGACCCAACATGCACAGCTAGTTTTAATCATTCTTATAATGATAAAACTTATAAATTGAATTTAGTGCAATTAGAGCCATTTTTAAAGAAAGAAAACTTAAAAACTGTACCTATAAAAGATATTGACTTTAAAGGAAGAAATTGTAAAAGTAAATCTATCCCTTGCCCTTGCTGTAATGGAGAAAGAGTTGCACATGCAGATTTAAAATATCCTATAATAATAGTAAAGGGGATGAATAATTATAATATAAAATATACGAGTTTAGATGGAAGGCATAGATTGCTAAAACTTATTACACAAAAATTAGATTATGTAAATGCATATGTATTAGAGGAAGGAGATGTTAAATCGGTATGGAGCAGAAAGTATGGCGAATGAAAGCTGGTAGACCTAGAAAGGTAAAGAGGACTTTTTGGCTTAAATTTTGTAAAAACTACTTAGGATATTCAGTAGGTTTTTTGGCAAATAAATATAAAGTGTCAAAAAGAACTATATGGAGGTATTTAAAATGATTATATGCACAGCAAGGCAATATAATGACCTACATTGGAAAGAAATGAAATGGAAGGAAATTAAAGAAACTAGACCTGCTTTTTTAATATACGATGAAATTGAAAATAAAATTGTAAAACGCGTTGAATTTCAAGAAGAGCTAAGTAGTGATTTGTCTCATTACAAAAAGAATAAATGGAGACCATTTGGAATAACTTATGATGAAAATTATATATATTTAGGATGTAATGAAAAAATAGGGTTATATGATAGAGATTTTAATTTTAAAGGTATATTCTCTAATACAGGATTTACAAATACACATGAGATACTTTCATATAAAAATTATATAATAAGAATAGATACATACCCAAATAGAATTACATTTATAGATAAAAAAACAAAAGAAGAAATTGTCGTAGGATTCAATCTAACTAAACGAGGAAGGATAGAAAATAAAAATATTAGATTTGAAGAAGATGTTGTTCATGTAAATACAGTGTGTGTAGATAAGGGATTTTTATATTGCATGTTGCATATGAGAAATTATAAGCCATCATTAATTACTAAAATTGAGATAAAAAAAATTATAGAAAAAAGGGGTGACGTATTAGGAGAAATGTTGCCAATAGACATAGGTTGGGCTGCTCATAATATAGAAATAGTTAATGATACTATATACAATTTATCAACTGAGCATGGAATGCTGATTATAACAGACCCTAATTATTTAAATCAAAAAAGAATAGTTTTAGTTGATAGAAATAAGTATTTTTTAAGGGGTTTATTTCATAAAAATGGAAAGTTACATATTTTTGCAAGCCTTACTAAAAAGGGTTGGAGAAAAGAAAACTGTGATATAAAAGAAATACCTATAAAAGCAATGTATATTACATATGATATAAAGAAAGAAATAACAATTAAAAAAGAGTTTTTAAGTGATTTAGATTATTGTAGAGTATATCAAGCAAAGGAGTACAAATGATAGATATGAAAGGGGTTGATGTGGCAGAAAAACTAAAAGAATACCAAGCATTAAAATACAATAAAGACAGTAAGTTTGACATTGATTTAGAGTTTGGAGAAAAATTTGAAAAAAGTTTGGCTAAAATACTTACCTTAGGTAAGATAGAGGTTAAAACAGAAAGAGATAAATGGAAAAAAACAGGAAATATAGCAATAGAACTATCATCTAGAGGTAAATTAAGTGGATTAGTTACCACTAAAGCTGAATGGTGGTGCCAAATACTCACTATTAAAGGCGATATTGTTGGTATATATATGGTTCCTGTTGAAAAACTTAAAAAGATAGTAAAAAAGAGTGTAGAATTCGGAAGAGGGAGAATGGTGATGGGTGGTGATAATGATACAAGTGAAATCGCATTAATACCATTGGAGGATTTGACTAATGGAATTTAAAAGAAATAAGAAGTATTATTCACTTCTGAAAAAAGAATGCGATATAGGAGACCAAATAAAGTTTGTATGCGAAAACCCTTTATTTATAAGTGACGATTTAAGTAAAGGGTTATTTCCAGTATATAGAACTGGAGGTAGACAAGGAGTATTAAACAAGAATTACCATGAACTGATTTACAAAGATATTTCCGACGATTTAAAGCAGGTTTTAAAAGGAAAATCAAAAATGAAGGAGGAAGATGAGTTTAGAGGACTTTAAAGCAATAGAGATTTTAATTGATGATATTATAGGTTTAAGTACAAAGCAGGGAGCAAATATTAAACAAGCAATTAAAAACTATTTTGATACTAAGCCAGTAAGTGTTAAATTAGTATCGAAAGATAATGTTAATATTAGTGTAAGTCCTAAGCTATTAAGGCATTCTCAAGAAGCAGAAGCTGCAATGGAAAGATACACTAATAAACTGAAAGAAGAAACTAAGAAACTTAAAGAAAAAGGGGAGTTCTGTGGTGTATCAGGTTGAGACACTTGATATTATTAACAGTTAGTTAATTATGGCGAATTTTAAGAAAAAACCAACTATAAAAGAAGTAGCATCTAGTGTTGTATATTTAAAACAGCAAGCAGACGCAACTATAGAAGTAATTCGTGACCTAGAGAAGGCTTTTAGTCTTTATGTTGAAATGAAAAAAGACAATGAAAAATTCTCTAATTTTATAGATGTTAAGGTAAAAGAATGGAAGGCTAAAAATGACTCAGAAGGAAATGGAAAAGCTGATAAACCAAATCTTCAAGGAGATACAGACGGTAAGAGCAGCGGGTCAAAAAGAGTACGCAAGAAAAAGTCGTAACGCCTTTGCTAACTTCGAAAGAGTAGGGGAGAATCTCGGAATAGATAGAAAAGAGGTTCTACTTGTCTATTTACTTAAACATATTGATGGCATATGCTCATATGCAAAAGGACATAAAAGTCAAAGAGAGGATGTTAGGGGTAGAATAACAGATGTTATAGTCTATCTATGTTTATTATGGGGAATGGTGGAACAAGATGATAAAATGCCCAGCGTGTAAGCAATTAATAAGCCACTCATCTATGTCATTCAAGATTTCATCTGGATTTCAGAATGAGGATGGAAGTTTTCAAGAAGATGTTACTCTTATACTTCATTCGGAATGTGTAATGGACTACAACTTTAGTCCTTTCTCTGTAATAGAGAAGAAACTAAAAGATGGAGAGATTTAGTTATCTCCTTAATGCTATCATTGTAACTAATCTCCAAAAAGATTTTCTAGTTAAATTTGGCATAAGTTTTAAAGCCTTCTTATAATCCCTACTTTTCAAAGAGGCTAAAAACTCTTTTTTAGTTAAACCTCTTCCTTCAAATTCTATTTTAGCTCTACCTGGACGACTATCTTGATGTGCTATATTCATATGTAAATTCTTTTGAGTAATAGACCCAGCTCCACCAGCAACATCATATATATCAGTAACCATAATTCTGTGATGCATTGTAGAGCCTAATGCACGTTTAGGGTGAAACTTAGGCTCAGGGAATCCTAATTCTTTAGCATATTTCTTGGCTTGATGTTGTCGAGTAGCACTAGTAGCAGAGCGTTGTTCCGCTCCTCTCCATATTTCTATATCAGCATTAACACCAGCAACAGTTTGCTGATTTGATACAAAGGCATAATTAACCTTAGTTCTACCATCTACATGGTCTACTCCTTTTTTCAATCTATCTAACATTTCAGTAGCTTTTCGAACAGTTCCTTCATTGCCTTGAACATTGTTCTTTATATTGTCTAAATAAGGAACAACATATCGCTTAAATGCTTGCCCTTTGTCTAAACCTTTTTCGTATATTCCATATTCATACAATCGATGAACATCTTTAGTCAAATCAAATATTCCACCAACTCTTTGTCTAGGTCTTATACCGAACTCCGAACCTAAATCAAAATCAATACCAGTTTTAATATATTGAGAACCATAGTTTTTAGCATTTTTAATTAACAAGTTTTTATCTGCGCCAGTATATTGAGACACAGTCATTGGAGTTTTGTCTGATATGTTACCTACTTTTTTAAGTGTTTTTCTTAATAGCGAGTCATTTTTCCAAGCATTAGCTACTCTTTGGTTCCCATCAACAGCTCTTAACAACGTTGTTTTTTTAATAGGACCTAAACCAGAATCCTTCCATCTGGATTTATTAATTGGAATACCAAAAGAATGTTTAATTAATTCTGTTTTTTGTATTTCATATCTCAGTTGATTTCTAGCTCTAGTTCTTGCCTTTCTCCATTTTGTTAATTTTTTTCTATTTTTTAGTTCTTCTTCTTCACTATAAAAACCACCTTTTTCATCTATATCTCTATATTTATTAACCTTTTCTTGAGCTCTGTCTGTAAGCTCAGCTTGAAGAAGCTCATCTGCAGTTTCTACTCCTGCCGCTCCTATTCCATACATTTTAGCTTTAGATGTTTTCAAGAATCGCCTAACCTCATCTTTAGTCACCTTTTTACCAGTATCTTTTTCTATTGTTTCTATATATTTCTCAAGGCCAGGGTTATCTCCAGCTTGCCAATGCTTTCTAAGTAAGTTCAGTCTACCTACTTTTTCTTGAAATCTGCCAGTAGGGTCCCAGTCAAAACCACCACCACTTTGATGAAATCGACCTAATATAGGAGTTTTTGAACTAAAAGGGCTAGGGATAGCTCCAGCTTTAGCAACTTCTTTAGGATTATAATAACCAGGTATAGTTGTGCTTGCATGTATCATAGGGGCAGCTAATTTCCTTGTAAGAGGAGTTAAATGCCTAGCTCCATGTTTTACAGCAAATGCTGTCCCATAAGTACCAGCTAGTAATCCAGCGCCTTTCTTAATTACATCAAATTGACCTTTTTGCATAGCTTCATAGTCACTTGGGGACAATACCTCTTCAACGCTATTTAAATCTAATTCTTCACCATATTGTCTCATATCAGGTTCAGCGTTCATAGCAATATTTAATAATCCAAAAGGTTTCATTAAAACCCTACTTTCGGTTGTTTAAATCTTTTACCTTCTTCAATATCTTTCTTTCTTTGAGTTGCGAATCTTTGTAAATCTCTTAAAGGCATTCCTGCTAATTTTTCTAAGAATCTAGAAGGATTATCTATCAACCCTTTTTCAGGTTGAGCTACATCCCTTACTATTCTTCCAAATGGCAGTAATGTATACATTTGATAATCTGTAAATTTAGTATAATCATCTCTAGCCCATTGCATTAAGCCAGAGACTGGAAATCTAGCAATAGGAGGAGTTATTATCTGTAAAGGAGCTATCTGCTTAGGGTAAGCCCCGAAAAACGCTTTTTCTCTTTCCTTATCACTTCCAAATAACCATTCAGCTGTATCTTGGAACCAACTCCATGGTTGTGGTAATGCATTGTCAAATAAACTATATGCAAACATATTACCTAAAGCTAATACAAACAGGTCAATTTGTGAAGTTCTTACAAACTTATCATATGCTTCAGTTCCTGGTTTAAAACCATATAATTTAGCATTTCTCATCACTTCGTTACGAAAACGCACCGAATTCCATGCGTAAAGCTGAAACCTAGACATAACCTTACCTAGAGCAGTTCTTGCGAACATGGGCCTTTGTGGAGCCTCATATAGGAATTGTGTAGCTTTTACCCCTTTTTTAGCAGTTTCTATAAGAAATGGATGATTAGGGTCTGTTATAGCTCCTCCAAACCTTTCCCAAGCTCTAACATAATGAGCCATAAAAGCATCTCTTCTCAACGTTCTTTCAGGAACAGACATGAATTTAGAAGCCTTGGACATAACAGCATCTCCAAGACCATATTTTTTACCTAAAGTAAATACTTCCTTACGCTCCATAGGCTCTTTTGAATTGATTTTATTTGACAATTCACCTACAAATCCTTTAATATCCCCTTTTACATCTCTACCTAAACCTAATTCATGAATCATAAATTCAGGAAGAACACCTTTAGATACTACAAAATCTTGAACATCTTGCATACTATTCCAATTAGGATTAATTCTCTTTAGCCATTTAATACTTCTAGCTTTTCTTAATGCTTCAGGACCTGCTGATTGTATGGTATGTAAACTACCACCAAATATATTAGTAATAGCAGATTTAGGGTGAGCAAGTAAAGA